ACCCCAGCCGGTATGGCTTCCGTCTGCATAATCTGTTATAACATCCCAACGCTTAAGCATTTCATCACTAATTTTGTTGAAATTATAGCCACCGTGCCATTCTTTTTGCACCTTAGTATTATAAATTCCTTTGCCAGTAACAAAATAATCTAATTTATGATACCTTTTCCATTGACACATTGAATGAATAAACCCATTAACTGTGCTAAATGGTGGCAAAGGGTAGCAATCTGCACCTTTTGGCGCTGATGGATTATTGAATCTAGCCATTTCTTGATACATTTTTAATCTTACAACTCTCATAATAAAACCTCTAAAATAAAATAAGTTGCACCTATACAAAAATGTATCAATGCAACTTTCCACTATGGTTCTATTAAGGTAAAATGATATATTAATTATCAATTGTTTACATCTATTAAATAATAGCATTTTTAAATATTATTGTCAACACAACAACTTTCTGTATAAATTAATGCTTTACTTGAATACCGGCACTGACTAAGCTCATATATCAATATTTCCTTAGTCATAGTCGGATTAGTCTTTTGAATTATCTTTAATAGCTCATCAATACTCATTATCCCACTCTCCTAACTGCTCCTAAAACCATATCAACAATGTCAAATACTTCATCGCCATAAGTTGCCACAAAATCGCACAATATCTCTTCCTGTTCGATAGGCAAATACACATCATAGGACATACAGATTGCGTGGCACACTTCGTGTATCAGCACTTTGCGTTCCATAAATCCACGCAAGGCGTTTGACAGATAAATTGTATGTGTATTTCTATCAGTTACACCTAAGCTGATTGTGCCGTCTGACCGCTTTAATTCACCCGAATTTGAATTTTTATATTGCACTTGCCACATTGTGCCATTAATATTAAAAATCATCTGTATGCTCCTTTCTGAATAAAACAGGCTATGAATATTGCTACCCATAGCCTTTTAAATTATATCTTAGATACAAGAGTGCTTAACTTCGTTCTAAGCAAGTTCTTCTCTTCTGCTGACATATCAGCCACCATACCTGTAATATCGCTTGCAAGTTCCTTAGTATAGCTGTCAAGCGACTTCATCTTGTGTTCCTTATCTTCTGGCGTGTTATTCTTGTGCATTTCCTTAGTTTCTGTGTAGTTTCTCTTTGCTCTGTCATAACTGCTTTCAGACATTGGCTCTGTATAGTACATCTTGCCATAATCTCTATCCATATCCCTCATATGCTCTGCTTCTGGGTACATATGGTAATATGGCGGCTCTTCATATCCTCTGCGGTATGTTCCCTTGCCTTTAGGGGCGAATCTGCCGTTAGCATAGCGGTAGTGGTCATAATATCTTCTGTCCGGATAATCTTCGTACTGTTCAAGCATACGCATAATATCCTCATTATCTTCTGACTTTTCCATAGCTTCAACAATTCTGTAATCCTTGTCAAAGCAAGCTATGTTTTTCGCTATTTCTGTAAAATCCTTTAAATCGTCAAGGTTCTGCCCCTCAAAGCTATCTAATCCGATTGCTTCAACCTTAGCCTTGACACATTCCATAATCTGTTTAGCCCATTTATGCATATCATCAAGCCTCCCTTACTGCAATCAAATTACTGTTCTGTACTTCAATAGCCTGTGTTGATGTATTCTGCACCGCTACAGTACTGCAACAGCCACAAGGTACATCAACGTATGCCTGAGCTGAAACGTTAAATAAATTTTGTACTGCTGCCGGAGTAACTATCATTCGTGTTGACTGCAAAGGTTCTCCGTCTACTGCTATGGCAAGTGAAATCTCTTCAACTGTACCTCCTGTCGGTATCTGAATATTGCCGCTATAAGATACTAAAAATCTAGCCTTGCACTGATTGGTGATACCTCTTAGCTTGATAATTCCACTTCCCTGTCTGTGGACTATACATTTGCTACCGCATACCGGTGTTTCTGTAAATGCAACATCTTCTCCGGCGGCAACTGTTTGTAATGCGATTCCTGTTATTTCCATTATCTTTACCTCTCTTTCATAAAAATAAGGGCAAACCATACAAGTCTGCCCCATGCTCCCGACATCAATGTCGGTACCAACGTAATACTGCTTAGCAGACATAATCTTTCGAGTTTTCTTTCGAGTGAAACTCGATACTTAACTCGATTAAACCGATTTAAACCAAGAATTAAACCGAGCAAATTTGATTAAGATACTTGATTATTTAATTGTTTAGCAGCCGCATCCTGTATTGCAACCACATCCATAAGCATAAGCATTAGGATTAGGCACAACATAGGCTGGAATAGCTGTAGGATTTACAGAGTTGACAATCTGCTGTGTCTGCGCTGTCATTGCAGTAGTCAGAAGTGCATTCTGTCTATCCTGTGAAGCAGAAAGTTCAAGTCTCTGCACCTTATCTCTCAAATCCGCATTTTCCTTTGCGCATAAGTAATCAAGAATAGCTCTCGTTCCTGCCTGCTGGCTGTCAATAATGTCTCTCGTGTTGTTGTTCATGGTGTTCTGCAAAGCGCAAGTGTTAGTTGCCATGTTGTAGTTTACGCCTTGGATAGCTTCCCTTGTCTCGCAGCAACAGTTAGCAAGCTGTGACTGTAAAGCGTTGGTATTCTGCATATTAGCGACTGTATCAGCGTTAATAGCCTGCTGGATGCCATAACCGGTCTGCATGACATTTGTGTTAATACCATTGAAACCTGTGAGCATACTGTTGTTCATGGCATAAAAGCCGTCACATAAGCCGTTAGAAATGCCATCTAACTTGCTGATAACTGCTGAATTATCAAATCCTCTCTGAATATCAGCCTGTGTAGCTGCTGTCGCAACATAGCCACCGCCATTGTTGCCACCAAAACCGCCAAATCCACCATTGCCCCATCCAAAGAGTAATGCAAATACAACGATTATCCAAAGCCATCCACCATCAGCCCATCCGCCGTTATTGCCGTTGCCGTCAATATTAGCGACTAATGGTATGCTGGCACAATTTGAGTTTGAAAACATATTGTTACCTCCTAAAAATATATTCATAAAGATGTCACCTAGGTAGTTTGCAAAGACATCTAATATGCTACTAATTACCAAATCTGCTTTTTATCTGATTAAATACATCATCTGCATTTAACCCCTTTTCTTTGCATAAATTTCTAGCCATCTGCTCTATGCCTTGCATATTGCCCTGCTGCGCCATCTGCATAGTGTTTTTCATCATAGGATTGCTCATAATCTGATTATTTCCCATCATCTGCTGTATAAACTGTTGCGGGCCAGCTTTCATCATCTGAAAAATGTTAATTGGGTTCATTCTTCATCACCGCCTTTACTTTGAGTTTTTGAAGTTTTTCTCTGTGTTCCTAAAGATTTATCAAATCTATCTTCCAACTGTCCTATTTTCTCCGATAACTCTTCAAACTTATTTAAGAATAGCTGTGTGCTTTCGTCTGATAGGGTAAATTTAGCGTTTTCTGCGTTAGACATAGAATTTACTGTCTGATTATCTTTTGGGGCTGTATAAGGCTTATACACAATTGTTCTAATTGTTCCGTCAGCATTCCAACCCTTAACATAAATCTCTGACATATCCTGCTTAGGGAAAAAAGCCATTGAGCCATCCATAGGCACTTCATTAGCGTTAATATTTTCAACCGCCTGTACTATTCTTCCGTTAATGCCTACTATCTGCTGTGGCATAGGTTGTTGATTTGCTAAGGACATTTGTGTCCCTGCCACTGGCTGTTGTAAGCTCTGTTGATAATTTTGCAAAAAGTTCATTCTATCCGCATATGGATTCTGCATAGGCATATAATTATTATTCATCATAGGTGTTGTCTGATAAGGATTGTTTATCATCTTCTACCTCCTCCAAGACTTCTTCGATTGCGTGGATAACAAGAGATAATGTTACTAAGTCAAGTTTCTGTAATTCTTCTTTGCTTAAGATTTTTTCTCTAATTTCATCCGAAAACATTCGCACTACCTCTCTTTCTAACTTAATTTTGGCATAAAAAAAGAGAAGAACATTATCAAGTTCTTCTCATATTTACATCACGCAAAAGCTCTTTTATTCAATTGTCTTTATCCGTACACCATTAAATTTTCCGTACGCCATTTTTACACCATTTTGCCATTGAAATACATAGAAATATATAGATTTATGTGGTGTATAGATGGAGTAAGCACTTTTATTTTATCCTCCGCAAAATCCCTTAAATACAGTAATTATCATAACTTTCATTAAGGTCATAAGGAGTTATCTGGTATACATAATAAGTTTCTAAAATATTATACATTTTTAATCTTCTAAATAGCATAAATACTGGATTTTTAGTTGGTGTATGGCGTATATTTACACCGCATTTACACCACGTTTTTCACAAAATCAACAATTTTATTTTCGTTTTTAACAATTCTTTCAATGTCGTCACTTGCTTTCTGTGGCATAACATGTGTGTATAAATCCATTGTCATTTGTAATGTTGCATGACCTAAATATGATTGAACAACTTTCGGCTGCACACCCGCCTCAAAGCATCTTGTTGCAAATGTGTGTCTTAAAGCGTGACCGCTGAAATATTCCATTTCTTCATCAACAGAATGGACAAGATTTATTGTATCTACAATAGAATCAATCGCCGCACTGTATAAAACTGAATTAAGTGGTGTGTTAAATTTTGTCGTAAATAAATAGTCGTTCTGCTCTTTAGGCTGTTTGTTTTTGATAACATGCTTCTGCCTTATCTGCCTTTCAAGATACTTTCTGCATAAGCTGTTCATAGGCACTTTCCTATTGCTCTGTTCTGTTTTAGGCTCTTCTAAATGAAATTCCTTGCGTTCATCATCAAGGTATTTCTGATATACAAGCGTCTTAGATACATTTATTAGCCCATTTTCAAAATCAATATCATTTTCAGTTAAGGCAAAAAGTTCTCCCGGTCTCAACCCTGTATTTACAGCAATATTAAATAGATTGTCGTAAAATGTGCCAGCACAGCATTCAAAAAATACTTCTTGTTCATCAATTGTTAATGCTTTAGCGAAAACTTCCTTTTTTGCCCTCAATTTAACTCCTTTTGTTGGATTTCTGGACATAAGCTCATCTTCCATCGCTCTTGAAAACATGTCTGATAATATAACTTTAATTTTGTTTTGCCGTTCATATCCATAGCCCTTATCGTCAGTAATATCAATTAATTGTTGAATATCCGACTTAACAAAGGAATTTATGTTGCGATTTCCCAAAAAAGGTGATATATTCTTAGTGTATATGTGAGTGTATTCCCTAAGTGTATTGGGGCGTACACTTTTCTTTTTGTACACATCTACCCAACGATTAAACCAATCGTCCAACTTAATGTTATCTCTTATGCTTGTAAATGACTGACTATCAGCTATTGCAATTGCAAGTTTCTTTCTTAATTCTGACAGTTTATCGTCATAAATGCTTTTTCTCTGACCGAATCTATCAACATACCTGCCACAATATTTTCCGTTCTTCCGTTGACAGATTCCATTTCCTAGCTCTTTACCTTTTAAATCCTTTCCCATTTTCTTTAGCTCCTTTCAATAAATAAAGAGCTATTGCGTGATAATTAATATTACTACACAATAGCTTATATTTCAATATATCTCTATATTTCCCTACTTTTTTCTATATATTTCTCAAACTCTTTACGCTTGACAAGCCTTTTATTTCCGGCCTTTAAAACAAAGGGGCAACTAATCTCATTAAGCATTGTACTAATTCTATTAATTCCAATATTGCTATATTCAGACGCTTCTTCAACTGTCAGTGTTACTTTTTCCCATATAGGGATTGTTTTAACCATTTCATCAGTCCTTTCTATCTTGATTTTTATATCCTTAACTCTCCTTGAAATTGTTGCTTTGGATAACATGAGCCTCTGGCTAATTTGCTCTAAGCTCATATTACCCACAAGCAACTTGAAAATTCTCAATTCTTCCTCGGTAAAATTGGCATTTTCCAATATCTTTTCAAGTTCCGGCTTAGTAAGTTCTGAAAACTTCATAAGCCATACTCCTTAATATTTAATTTTTATTTTTGTTTCTTCTTCTAGCTGTTCAATAAGTTCTTTCGGATCTATAAGCCCTGCGTTAAAATTCTCATTGAATTTGTCAATCTCATCAATAAGCCGTTCTAGTCGCTTATTTCCAAATCCAAATTTATCATGTAGGACCCATAATAGAATCGTTAAGGCATTACCAAACATTTCTTTATTTTCTTTATTCTTCTGCCTGTTTAATTGAACTCTCATCATTTGTTCTTGAAATCTTCGTTGTTCCGACTTGCTCATTTAACATAGCCTCTCTTTTCTTTTTCTCCCGATATCTTTTACAGTATATGGCATTTTTACTGGTTTCAATCCTTTTAGCTTCTATTCTTTTTTGTGCAGCTTTGCCTTTTTCTGATTGCTTATACCTTTTTTGTGCAGCCTTGCCTTTTTTAGTCTGAAAATATTTCTTCTGGCTAATTTTATGTTCTTCTGACTGATTATATCGTCTGCGTCTAGCTTTGCCTTTTTCGCTCTGTTCATACATTCTGTCATATATAGCCTTTGCTCTTTGCTTAGGTTCTAATTGCTCTAATTTATTTCTAAAGGCAATTTCTTTATCTAGTTTATTTTGCTGAACTATATCCGGCTGTTCAAGCGTATTGTATAAACAATCATCTAAAGTACAGTTAAAGCAATCGGGATAAATACAATTTTGGGGTTTCATAATTTTTACCTCATGGCGTTTATTCTTTCTTGAATATCTTGAGGTGCTTCAATATACTCTTCTGCGTTTGTATTTTGGCCAATAAGGGCATTTTCTTTAATTTGTAATGTATTTATATCTCTTTGGAATTTTTGCTCGATTTGAGCCTTATACGAATTTGCATTCGTCTTTTCGATAAGTGATTTGATATTGTCTGGCATACGTTTTATTTCATTCGCACGCTCAACAACTGTTTCGTAAGTTCTTAGAAAATTTGATTGTATTACTGTTTCTATCGTCTGATAATCTGATGTCGCCCAGTTTTTAAGGTTATCTGGCATACCAACCGCCTGCCTGACAAGTGGCGGTAGCTTATTAAATTCTTCAACCGCCCCATATGTGCCATTCCGTAACGCCTTACTAACTAATCCCCAAGCCGTCATTCCATCAAGTTCCTGTGGCTGTGATATAGTCTGTATTTTACCTATCAACTGTCCTATGCTTGGAGCAAATCCGCTTATATCAGAGTTGATGTATGCTTTAAGTGCAACTGACACTTGTTCATAACTGTAATTATTCAGCATCATATTCCACACATCTACTGTTTCGGATAAGTTGTTAGGCTTGTAGTTAGGGTAGCAATCACACATAATGCGGATGATTTTAACTGTTTCTTCTCTTGTCATTGCCATCTCCTTTCAGTTGATTAGAAATAGTATCTAATTTGTCGCATATAATAGCACTATTAATCGCTATTGTTCTTAAAAGTGATTCAACCCTTCCGTTGTGCGGATAATCGTATCTGAAATTAATTCCATTAAGTGTATCATCTAATCTGCTCATTCTTACTGCCCCCCTTTTTTTTACACATTATCCCAGTCAATAGCACCCTTATTGAAAATCTGATTGCCTTGCTTATTAGAATTATCTTCTTTCAGCTCAAACAGTCCTTGCCAGCAATGGTCTACTGACTGATTAAGAATTTTAACAGCCAAGTCATTATCTCCACCTGACAGCTTTTCAAGAGTGTTCATAGCCCTATGTAATGCCTTGTCGGTACATATAGGTTTTTTAATTCTCTTACGCATTGTCACATACTCATTAAATGCTTCATCAAGTAATTCATCATCTGGGTAATAACTTTTCTTTTTGGATATTACGTTAGTAATATCTTTTTCTTTTATATTCTTATCATTCTTTAATTCTTTATCATTATTACATTCTTTACATTCTTGTATGTGTTCCGTCACTGTTTCCGTTGGCGTTTCCGTAAGTGTTCTATTAGTGTTTCCACTACTGTTTCCGTTGGTGTGTTCGTCAGTGTTTCCGTTACTGTTTTCTGAAAACTGGAAAACACTATAATTTACTATGGTTAGAAGTGTTCTATTATCATTGCTTTCTTTTTGCACCATATTTTCATTTTCTAGCATTTTTAAAAAACGATATGTTCTATTTACACTCCAATTCCATTTCACCGATAACTGTCGGACAGATGTTAAAATCTGCCCCCTTGTTATTGTAATTATTTCTCCATTGAATAATAGTTTTGTATCTGAATGGTTAGCGGTAAGCAATAAATCAACCCAAGCTGAACGCTTGTCAAATGGTTCATTTGCTTGCCATATCCAACAATCCAGTAGTTGCCTATGCAATTTTATCCAACCTTTATTCATAGTCTACCTCTTCAAGTTCTGCTACATTGTTACTTCACTAAATCGTTGATGTTAATTCTAAATCCGTCAAATTCCTTGCCTTTACTTCTAACATAGACAGACGTATCAAAGAACATCAAGTTGCCACTATTGTCCGTTGCCATACTTACACCATTTCTTGTAAGACTGCCTTTGAGTAGGTCAAGTAAAATCTGTATTTCCTGCTTTGTTTCGTCTTTCATTACTCACTTTCCTTTCGTAAATAATCCATATATCCCATAGACTGATTAAGAATATACACTGATACAGCGTTTGTAAGCCTTTCAATAAGTTCTCCGCTATCTTTATTCAAACTGCAAGCATTCCTTACAACTTCACCAATCTGCGTATACTGTGCTTTGCCTTGGCTGTTTATCCAAGCTGTCAAGTCCATAACAGATTTACTCTCAATCTTCTTACCTAAAAAGTCTGTCAATTCAAATTGCCCGTCCTGTGTCATACTGTATCTCCTATAAAATCACTTATATTCATTTGACTGTCCTTTTCAAATACAAGCATTTCATTCTTTGCACGCTCGTAAAAGTTTCTGTCAATCTCAAATCCGTATGCACTTCTGTCAAGTTCTGCGGCAGCTCTTAGCGTGCTACCGCCACCGCAACAAGGGTCAATAACTACATCTCCCTCGTCTGTAAAAATCTCAATCAGCTTTTTAAGAACTGCTACAGGCTTTTGTGCTGGGTGTATCTTAGGTACATCTTTCCCGTCTTTTTCCCACATCATATATGAGCCATTGTTATAGTAAGTTCTGCCCCATTCCGCTTCATTACCGCCGTCAAACCAGTTAAACACCATATGTCCTGTACCTCTGATATTCTTTCCATTTTTATCAATCTGCAAGCCGTTTCTGAACTTTGGCAACTTATTTCTGTACAACACAAGTGCATATTCCGTAGCACCAACAATACGCATATTCGCTTTAAGTACCTGTGGACTGTAATTTTTACAGAATACAAGCGGTATGTAATTAACGAACCCGTGTTTCTTTGCGGCGGCAATCAATGTTGATAACTGTTCAAATGAACAAAATACAATCATACAAGGGCTATTACTGCTTCTGCCCCTTGCGATAGGTTTTGTGTCCTCTTTTTTCAACATTTTTGAGCAAAAATGGAAGTATTCATAAAGGTTGAAATTAAAATCTGAATTGAAAGCCGCCTTTTTCGCAAGTTTGCTCTCTCCGTTTTTGTTGTCGCCGCCGTTGTACCACATAGGGTTACTTCCATAGAAGTTAGTTCCTACATTGTAAGGAACATCAGCAATAATAAGCTGTGCTGGCGGTATTGCATATTTCTTGTAATTCTGCATAGAATCACGATATATCTCGCATTTAATCTTCTTTTTATACATTTTAAATCTACCAAAAGGAAACCTCGGTTTTATGTGCGCACAACCTATTCCTTTCTTTGATTTTTAGTTAATAGAATTTTTTTATACGCTTTTAGCTGTTTCAAATACCTTATCGTGAATGTAGTTCTTAATATCGTTATAGCAATCTTCACATATTTCATTTATCGCTGTCTTTTTATTAACATTTAGATAGCCTCTTTTCGCGTAATCATCAGGGTAAATATCAAATCCATTTATCTCATAACAATCACTACAAAATTTGCCACAAACATCACATCTGTATGCTTTACTCATTCTGAATCACTCGCTTTCTTTTCTCTTAAAATCCTCACAAGTCACATCAAGCAAACAACCGCATTTTTCGATTTCTGTTGTTCCCCAATATGTCTTATATCTGTAAGAGTTTTCGCATTTAAAACAGAAATCCTTGCCATTGTTCAATTTGCAACTTGTCTTTTTGTCCTCTAACTTCTTCCCAAGACTTTCATTTATCCTTTTGAGTTCCTCGACCTTTTTCTGCAATTCCTCAAAATCTTCAATGAGTTTGTTGTATTTCTTCTTACTTAAAATCTTCATTCTGAATCGCCTACTTTCAATAAATCCATAAACTTTTCATACTGTTTCTGTGATACCTTGTTATGCTCTTTTTCGGGCTTTAAGCGGATTATAAGGTGTTTTTCTGCGATAGAGGATAATTCCCTCGCTAACACCTTTTTGCCCTGTTGTACACCCTGCATATAGCCTTTAGGTGCTTTTCTCTCGCCTATTGAACCACTGGCACGATTTTCTCCTTGACCGCCTAAACTGACATTTCTAAGCTGATAACCTTTATCAGCATATAGCTTGATGTAATACTTCTCCTTTTCGTCAAGCTGGCTTTCGGGGAAATTCAGAAATTCAACTCGCCAGCCATAAGGATTTTTCTCTTTGTCGTACAGCTTGTGTTTGCGTAAACTAAGGTCTATGTGCTGTTCATAGCCTACAAGGTGGCTTGCTAATCTGCTAAGTGTATGTACTGCCTGTCCGATATACGCATACTTAAATCCGTTTTCATCTTCTCTAAGCAAGAAGTAAATCCCACTCCTGTCATTCAGCTTTGGATTAAGCTTCAATAGTCGCTTTTTATTTTCCTGTTCTATTGCCTTGACTCTTGCTATGTTCTGATAATTCAAGAATTGCCACCTGCCTTTACTTCAAAAGGATTCACAAAATTATCAATAGGTTTAGCTTCCATATCAAAGAATGTTGGTTGTTCTTGTATATCTCTATAATCTAATACATAATTATCACATTCTTTACAATGCGATATATCTCCCGAACAATCGCCATCATAATTGCAATGAAAGTTCAATTTATCTGCGTCTATCAGTCTCATTCTTCATCGCTCCAATCTAACCTACAACCGCACTTGCTACAGTAATTTGGTGCATTGTTGTTATTCATTATTCCTATATCATGACTGACTTTGATTGCGTTTCCACATTCACAATGGAATATAGAAAGAGTATCACTAAGGTTATGGTCAAATATAGGTTCCTTGGGTATCTGTTTTTCAAGTGCCTGTATTGCCGTTTCGTTAGCCTTGTAATCATCTTCTGTAAACTTGCAATCGTTGTTCTTGTCCGTAATCTGCATATATAATCGCATATTTTTCAGCTTTTCTATTGCTTCATTCTCTTTCATACTCACACCTCTTTAATTAAATGGTAATCCCTCATCAGCTACACCATCTGGAATTGACATAAAGCTGTCTGAACTAGCATTACCGCCCATAATTCCATTGTTATTATTATTCTGCTGATTAGCACGACTTTCACAAAATTCGTGTCTTTCAACAACGCAATCATTAGTGTAGACTTTCTGTCCGTCTTTGTTAGTGTAATTGCCTGTCTGCCATCTACCCTCAACGATAATCTTAGTTCCCTGATGTAAATACTTCTCTGCAAACTCTCCATTCTTGCCAAATGCGATACAGTTAATAAAGTCTGCTGCCTGCTCGCCCTCTTTCTTAAAAGTTCTGTCAACAGCTAATGTATACCTTGCTACCGCCATACTTCCGTTTGCTGTCTGTGAATATCTAACATCAGCATCTCTAACAACTCTCCCACATAAAATCACACGATTCATTACTTTTCCTCACTTTCTTCTACATAATTGTCCCAAGCTTCATTAAGCACCTTGGCTCCATCATCGTCATCCGTAACAATAATCGTGTACTCGCCTACCTTAGCCGAGATAAATCCTGCATTGCTATCTTTAAGCATTTTAATTAATGAATCAATTAACCCACTCATCTTTATTCCTCACTTTCTACTAACTCAAATCTATATTTCTGTTCTACATTAGGATATTTTTCCTTATCAACCTCGCTCATAAACATTTCAAGAGGTCTATTCCAGATATGTCCCTCATATTCATACACAACTGACATTTCCTCGGTTTCTGTGTGCCTTGAAATGCCGATAATAGTAACAATCTTACCAATCTTAAAATGTCTGTATTTCTCGCCTTTTCGTGGTAATGGTCTGTCAAATTCTGTACTGATGTTATCTGCCTTAAAATGCCTTGTAAGTAATGCAAGGTCACAATTTTCTTCCAGTTCTCCATCAGCTTCAAATTCCTCACTTTCTTCAATATGTAACTGCTGAATAATATCCTCGCTTTCCACACATAGTTCACTAATTCTGTCCTCAAAGTTGGCTACATCTTCTATCTCATCATTTTCTACAAAGTAGCCGCTAAACCTAAATATTTTTGCCATATTATCCCTCGCTTTCTAATAACTCTTTATTATCAAATATGTTGCCGATAACTTCATAATCAACGGCTTTTCTATATTCTTTAAAATCATTGGTTTTCCAATCGCAAATCATTGGCTCCCATTTTCCTATTGGAATGTTAATTGAATTATGTAATACAATGTCAAATCTTGCACAAGGTGCATTCCATTTGACAACAAAATAATTTCCATTATGTAGGATATCATTTTCCCAAATTAGATTGTCGTTCTCATCTTTCAAGCCTGTACATCGGCAGATGGTGGATAAATCAACTCTTGGGGCATTATCTGTTGTTAAGCAAGTTCCTGTAGAATAGTTAATTTCAGTAATTATCCTGTACAACCTGTCCCTATCGTCATATACTAAAGCTCCTTTCACCCATTCTCCATTATCAATCCTCTTTGCCTTAAATAAGTATCTATCTTTCATATTCTCTCCTATTCCGCTTCTGATTGAAGCCATTCCATACAACTAGCTTCTCCCTCGTATTCTTTGCCGAATGTGTTCTTAAAAGTTATAAGAAACTCCGCTAACTCTTCATCTGGCATATTCCTTATCCTGTCGGCATTGGTCTTTCTGCTATCGCATCTGCAACAAGGCTCACTGTCTCCTGAATTACTGTTATGCTGGCAGTTACAAGTGCGGTTAGTTTCATAATTCTGTATGCTCGCCACTTCTGCAAAAGCTGTGAGCATATCAGCAAAGTATTTCAGCATACTATCTCTGTCAATGTTGTTCTTATCTGCCATAGCACATACACTTGCTAATGTGTCAGTTACTACGCTCTGTAAATCTTCCATTTCTTTGTCTGTGAGATTGCTCTGCTTATCGCTCATTTTCTCCACCTCTCAATTCTTTCAGTTTTGCTTCGGCTTCGGATTTTGTAAGGAATATTGTTTTGCCAATATCAAACAATGCAAATCCTCTTCTTTTTGTGCAAAATTCAATTTTCATTTCTGAATCAATCGTTGCTCTTTGAATCTTCTGCACAGATATGTTTTTCCCAACAATAACATAAACTGTATCTCCCACTTTACAAGGTAGCTTGATAAGTCTGCACTGTTCCTCTAAGTCCTCATATTCTTTTAATTTTCGATATACTGCGTCTATTTCTTCACAGTCTGGTTCGCAAGCCCTTTCCCATAATTCATCATCTATCCACGATGGATTGCTTTCTGTCAATCTCTCCATTTCTGCTCCTTTCTGCCTTTAATCATTATCAAAACTCCTATCTGTCATAATTTCAGCAAATCTCTTGGCAAGGATTTCTTTGATATTCTTTTCTACAAAATCGCCGATAGTTTTTTCGGTCCTTTCTTTCACAAACTGCTCAAAAGAAACACCCTGTATTTTCCTGTCACTACTCCAGCTTGAAGCAGACGTAAGTTTTTCAATTCTTCTGTCAACGATTTTTGTAATTTCTTCATCAAGATTTTTATAAATAACTTTCTCTGCATATTCGTCCATAGCAATCTTGACCTTTTCTTCAATTTCCTCACTATTGAGAGATATATTTAAAATCATTTTTGGTTCAGATTTCTTCATTTCAGTTCTCCTTTCTAAAAAGGGCACTCATTAGGATTTAATCCCAGCCCTTATAAAGACTTTCAGATACTTCAATCTCTCTGCTATTTAACTCATTTAAAGCCTTAATCAGCTTTAACTTTGTTTCTCTGCAAGGGAAATATCCGTACTTTGCATATCTCAACATTCTTTCAAATGTACTCATTGGGAATGGAATTTTATCATCAATGACAAGCCTTTTGAGATGTAAGTGTTCAAAAAACTTATCATCATATATAACCCTGTATTCAATATGAGTTTCCGTTTTATCGCCATTATCAAAAGGTATTTCTTCCACTTCTGCCCCTGTTTCATCTTCAATCTCTGCTTTGTAGTAGGCAAATTTAGTGATAGAAAAATCAAATTGGCTTATAATCTGCTCTGCTGTTCCATAGATTTTACTGATTAACTCGAGCCTTATTCCTGTTTCTTTGTGAACATAAGCCTTTACATTATCATTTTCATACAAGAACTTGTATTTAGCTTCATCTTCCGAAACAGCATCTTCCATTGTTCCATCAGTATATCCGGCTGTCATACTATCAAAGTAATCAACTGCTTCCTCTCTATCGCCCTCATTTTGAAAGAATATATCAAGGTCTTTCACTTTCTCTTGATTAAAAATATTCTTGAAGCAACCGCCACATATAAATCCTTTATGCCCTTCCATAAATTTATCGAGCCAATTTAACATCCAGTAGTTATCTCTGTTTTCTCTAATCAAAACGGACATTCATCTCCTTTCCTTAAAACCCATTCCTTGTTACGCTCCGCAACATCTACATTCGCCCCACAAGCGACTTTTTTCATCTTCTCGATGAAACTACCACTATCAGCATTTTCTGCCGACAGATGACACATAATGACGTTCTGCAAGTTATCTGAATAATTTGCCTTAACAAAATCACAAGCCGTGTCAATGGATAAGTGACCTCTGAAAACGTGATTAGCTTTGCCTGTGTTGTCCCTGTCGATTAAATCCTTGTCGTAATTCACACCTAAGAGAATGTGGTTTATGTCCTTAAACTTCCACTTGATTAGTTCACAATCGGTTATGTAAAGCATTCTTCCCATTTCCTTGTGAGTAATCAGAAAGCCGTATATCGGGCAAGGTTCGCCATTTGCGTTTGTGTGTGTCCAATTTCCGTCTATTGTTGTTAGGTCAAATGCCTTAACTTCAAAACCGCTAAATGGTATCGTGTGATAACGATGTATGCCCTCGTGTTGTGCGTATTGTATATATGGTGCATAAATCGGTATTCCCATTGATTTAAAATCGTTTAATGACTTGCTGTGGTCTAGGGTAGGTGGGTGTGACTTATAATCACACCCTTTATCCCCCTTATATGCCAATCTAAGCCTTTTTTAATCTCCTTAATCGGTATTCCGCAATCAAGGATAAGCGTTTCTCCACTGTCGGAAGTTAGCAGATAGCAATTTCCGGCTGACGATGAGCCTAAGCATTTTAAGTACATTTACACCTTCTCCTTTACTCGCTATTTCGCAAAAACAATAATAATTTTTCTGTACAATCAGCACAAAGGTCGTATCTATAATCTACATATGAATAGCCATCCGGATTGCCATAAAACATTGAATGAAAGCACAGTCGATTTTCTTTTTTGATACCATATTTAAAATATCCAGCCCATTTAGACAAACTGTACTCAAAAGGCTTTCCGCATCTATCACATTTGCGGATTTCTTCAACTGACATACTCACACCTCGATTTCATCATCCTGCGGGAACTGAAAAACAGCATTGTTGATAAAATCTACTTTTGACGGCTGATTTTCGGCTCGTACCATAACACCACATTTCTTTAATCTTTCAAATTCCTTTGCCACATCTTCTGAAATAGCGACATTCTGCATTACGATAGGCATACCGATATATGCTTCTCTAAGCATTTCCATAGCCTTATACGCTTTCTCTTTGGAAGAGTACTTGCCTAATACGTATTTCTCTCCATTGTATAGTGCTATAACGCTCTCCATTGCGTGGCACACAACTATCTGCTCATAAGGCAAATCAACATTGCCATGCTGTGAAATTAATCTCATATCAGCTCTCCTCACTCTGCATGAATGGCGGTAGCTCCTCTGACTGCTTGTCGGCTGTGTCTGTAGGCTCTACATCAATTATGTTGTCCTCGTCAAAATCTACTGTGTTTGCGTTCTGCTCAATATCATAGGCAACATCCTGTTCGAGCATTTCATCGTGGCTGATTTCCTCGTAATCATCTTCTTTGCCAAAACCGCTATGAGTATTGTTGATAGCTTTGAGAAGTCTATTTTTAACAGTTTTCATAGCCATTTGGTCTGCGAATTTCTGATGAACTCCGTTTCCGGTCTCCTTATATCCGTATCCCTGTTTCCAAGCTGTCTTTATCTGCGCCATAGTCATAACTTCTGCAATCTTCTCACCGTTTCCCATAATTGCTACTGCATAAGCACCAACAATCTTGTCATTGTCGATATTCTCAAAGCTCTGTTCGTGGCAATCAATAATTGTCTTTGCATCCTCTTTGTGGTACTTGAATACATCCCCTTTATAAATAACTGATGCGTTAATGTCTTTAAGCCCATATCTTCTAGCAACGCAAGTTGCACCATAAACAGACGGCTGACAGCTTAATTTTCCTGCGTAGGCAACCGGATAACACTGTTTCTTTCTCATTGATAATCCGTCTGTTACCATATCTATGAGGGCGTTTTCGATACTTGCCCTCGTGCAACTCTGCAATACAGGCTTTTTGTTCATATCTACTGTGTCCTGTAAAATCAGCATTGCCGACATAAATTCATTTGTGTAATTATAATCTTTAGGGAATGTTAAACCGAATTTCTCTTTCTGCTTAATTTTCACAACCATTCCCTCGGTAAAATCCTTTGCTACAAGCTCTCTGCTTTCAGCTTCTTTTGTTTCTGCAACTGCTGTATTCTCTGCCATAATTATTCCTCGCTTTCAACTTCTTTAAATTCACCATTAACTAATTTATAGAATGTATCTTCTTTGATATGCTCTCCGTCTACACATTCTGTTTTTACACACTTAGGAATCCATATATACTTACCACTATCATTTGTTTTATCAGTTCTAATCCATTCAGCTAACGTTATCCAACTACCGATTTTTGCTTTTGCTATTGAATTATAGCCCGCTGCCATAACAACTGAATTTTTACCCTTGGATGTTATCTGTGCGGAATATCCACTTGAACCTATCTGTGCGTAATCTCCACTTGAACCTATCTGTGCGGAATCTCCACTTGAACCTATCTGTGCGGAATATCCACTTGAACCTATCTGTGCGTAATCTCCACTTGAACCTATCTGTGCGGAATCTCCACTTGAACCTATCTGTGCGTAATCTCCACTTGAACCTATCTTTGCGGAATATCCACTTGAACCTATCTGTGCGTAATCTCCACTTGAACCTATCTGTGCGGAATCTCCACTTGAACCTATCTGTGCGTAATCTCCACTTGAACCTATCTGTGCGGAATCTCCACTTGAACCTATCTTTGCGGAATATCCACTTGAACCTATCTTTGCGTAATCTCCACTTGAACCTATCTTTGCGGAATCTCCACTTGAACCTATCTGTGCGGAATATCCACTTGAACCTATCTTTGCGTAATCTCCACTTGAACCTATCTTTGCGGAATATCCACTTGAACCTATCTGTGCGTAATCTCCACTACTATCAGTTTCGTTATCTTTACCAGATTCAACTCTTGCTTTTTCAATAGTAAAATCTACACAAGCCTTAACAAACCCTTTAAGCCCAAGTTTCGCACCAATATGGAGCTTATTTGTAGCTGTTTTATTCCCCTTTTTATAAACATCTCCAATAGCTTCAACATCTGCAAAATCTGGAATGTTGCCATTTTCATCAACAAGCTGGTAATAATCCAGCACATCAAATGGGTTTTCGCAGAAATGCATTACGCCTGCTTCGCATATTTCATTTCCGTTTTCTTCATAAGTAGCATTCTCTTTGTACTGCTTACCTCTGCATATCATTCCTTTATTAAATGCTTTATACCCTTTTACGCCCATCATCTTTCCTCACTTTTTTCAAACTCTTTTAACTGTTCCGCTAACTTCTTACACTCATCTGCAACATATTCTTCGGTGCGGATAACATCATCAATCGGATATTTACTTTCAACCATTTTTCGTAGTTGAAGCTCTCTTCTATGGCTTGGAAACTTCTGCATCGCATAATCCAAATCTGACTTATCTCCTGCGTGTCCGCAATCAAATCCGAACCACCACAAATCACTCTCGATTGGATAACTTGAATGCTCTCCACCACCTGCATATGTAATGCCACCGTGACACTGAAAATATGCTTCAATGCGGATTCTTTCATCTTCGTCTAGCCAAGCACCAAGCAAAGGAAGAATCCCACTTACTTCTCTGTCTCCGACATCAGTTTTCTTGATTTCAAGGTAATCACTGTAATCCTTTCCATATAATGGATGATTCTTTGGAATGCCGACATAACCGCATCTGTGCCCGGAACTTCCAAATATGACAACGCATTTGTATCCTGCGTGTTCAAATTCACGCTCTACAACATATCTATCATTCATAGTGCTTATCCCTCCGCAATCTCTAATTTCTCACTATCATTAACAATCAGCATAATCAACTGACTATCTACCATTTCAGCAACTTTCTTCTGATTGTCCGTACTAAGGCTTTCAGAATCGTCCAAAATGATAGGTGTTGATATACCGCTAATCTTCTGGATTGAATTGCAAATATCAACTCTGCCTAAAATCCTGTTACCCTTGTTAGACATAGTTGTTAAAATGCTCTTTCCATCAACAGTAGGTATGCAACAGCTCTTGTAATTGCCATTCTTGGCATATTCAAACAACTGCCACTTAACTAACCCAAAATGGCTGTTTACTGCTTCTGTCAAGGCTTCATTCTTTGCTTTGTCTAATTCATCAAGTAAATCAAGAATTTTCTCGGCATTAGTTTTATTTTGTTCAGAATCAATCTTTATCTGCCTTAATTCTTCAAGTCGCTGTTCGTCTGCTGCCGTATCAGATTTTGCAATCTGGCTTTCACATTCTGCCAACTGCTGCCTTAAAGCTGTTTCCTGTGACTTTAATTCTGCCTTAACTACTGAAATATCATTCGCTTTGTGCATAGCTTCTTCCTTTTCAGTTATCTTCTGTTCAAGTGCCTTGTATTCATCTGTAGCTGATACATCAATTTCCTGTTGAAGTTCTGATAACTGCTTTTCAAGGTCTGCAACTTCTTCTTCCAACTTCTGCTGATTAGCAATATTTTCTTCGTTACATTTTTCCAGCTTTGGTATCATATCTCTTGCATTATCAACATCCGCCTTAACTTCTAATCCGTCCTTTTCAACCTTTGCTAGTCTGTCAGCTTTTGTCTTTTCAAATGAACTTCTAAGGCTTTCAATTTCTTCTGCTGGCAGTTCTCTGCGGCAAGTAGGGCAAATTGCTGTATTGTCATTGAATTTTTCTTCTTTAATCTTCTTCCAAACATCAGCAAGCCTGTTTCTTTCTCTCGTTCCACTTTCAATGTCATTCTGATAACCAGATATTTCAGAATTGTTCTTCTGAATAGTATTAGCTATGTTAATAAGATAATCTTTCTTTTCAGAAATCTTATTCTCAATATCTCTCCTAGCCTTGATATTTTCTTCATTAGCTTTGCGTGACATATCACTAAGTTCAAACTTAAGATTAAGAATATCCGAACTAGCCTTGTCATATTCAGCCATCAGCTTGTCATTGTCAGTCTGCTTTGCCACGCAATCAGCAATCTGCTCTTTAAGGCTGTTTTTCTGTAATTCAAGGTCAGATACATCAACAGCCTGTTTAAGCTGTATATCTCTTTCCTTTTCCTTAATCTGTCCGTCAAGAATAGGCAAATCCTTTGTAATCTTGGTCTTGGTAGCCTTATTCATAGCGGATAGTTCTTCAACTGTATACTTATTAAGCAAAGGAACTAACTCGGCTAATTCAGCTTTCTGTGAAGCTATATTAAGGTCTGTAACATCTCCCGCAAGACCGAATAAGTATTCTCTCATTTCTGCTGGCTTCTGATTAAGAAAAGCATTTACATTATTGCACATCTTAAATACATTCATATCAACATCAAGGTATGCATTGAAGTCCTTTAATGTCTTAGGCACATCATTGATAAAATACTTGTTATCGTCCTTATAGCCGCTGCTATCTTTGCTATAAGTACGCTTCTGTACTTTCTTCATAGTTATTTCTTTTCCATCAACATCAAGTGTAAGTTCAACACTTGTGTCCATATCATCAACTGATACTCCGTCAACCTCTCGTCTGACAACCGGATTATCCTTTAACTCATAATCACAGTTAAACAAGCACCACAGATAAGCCGTGGCAATAGTTGACTTACCTTTGCCATTCTTAGCCGTAATCTTTGTAATGGCATAAAAATCAAAATCTGCGTGTGCATAGCACATAAAGTTTTCAAGTATTACCTTTTTTAAAACTGCTCTTTCCATAAACATATCCTTTCCTTATTATATATTCATAACAAATACGCCATCTTCAACTTGGAAGTTATCAATTTCCCTATCCGCATAGGCTGAATACTTAGCTTCTTCAAATGAACCGTTAAAAACTGTTCCATGCAACGGTGTCCATATCTGGCATACCACGTCTTCATCAATAGCCATACTTGCTAACTCTCTAACTGTAATCTCACTATGCATTAGCTTCGCCCTCCTCTGCGTAATCAATCCTGCTTACTGATACTTCATAAGCAACCCTTGTCTCAATCTCATTGTCACTTATCTTCTTAGCGTACTCTCTGCTCTGAAATCTTCCCTGGATCTGAATGTGTTCTCCAACTTCAAGTCCACCCGCAAATCTTGCATTTCTTCCCCATGCTATACATGGTATGTAATCTGATTTGCCATATGGTCTGTTTACTGCCACTAAGATATCTGCAATCTCTCTGCCCTTTGGAGTACATCTGTATATAGGTGGTTTGCAGATATGAGCGTCAAGTATAACTGTATTAATATTTTCCTCGAATGGTAGTTCTGTTGCGTCCTGTGCCAGTATTTCAAGTTCTCTTGCAAATACAGATAAAATCAGCTTGCGTTTCACATCATCAATGTGTCTGTTAAAACTTCTTATCTGCCCTGAAACTGTGACAACCTGTCCTACTTTGATTTCTCTGACATCAGCAAGTCTGTCCGATATCATTACTGGTAATGTGTCTTTGTTGCCACTTGTTCTTGAACACTTGAGCAAGAATACATAAAACCCCTCGCCAAGTACTTCATGCGAGTACTTTGGCTCTTTCTCAACTACTCCTGTTAATGTAATATTGTTGCTATTAATTGCATTTTCCATTTTCTTTCTTCTCCTTACTTTAATATGTAACTTCCTATTGGTACTTTATCCATTCTTTCAATCAGATGGATTTTGCAGCTGAAAGTATAGAACTTTCTAAAATCCTTTTCCTTTATAGCTCTCTGCCTGTTTCTGTTCAGCTTAATAATTCTTTTTATGCTACTCATTGGCATTCTCCTTACATCTGTAATACATCGTTGTTATAACCCCTCTTGCTGTGAGACAGTCATAATTCTTCCATGCTGATAAATCATGGTTAGCTGATTTAATTGCTGTTCTAATTGACCTTTCAACAGCACATCTTGACTTGCCTACTGTACTGGCAATGCTATTGTAAATTTCTTCCATTGTTATAGAAGAATTGAACCGTTTAACAGCTTCAATTATGTAGATGTAACCTTTTTTATTGGAGAGAATACCTAAGTTGAACATTTCTTCTCTTATCCTTGCTTCCATAAACACTCCTTACTTGTAGCAAAAGTACATGTTCTGCACATTCTTATAAACACCGCTACCTTGCTTAAATTCAGCTTGATACAACACATTGCTAGGTATGTCATATCCGCTTATTAATAATTCTTCTGCTATTCTCCAACACCTTTCTGTCGGTTCTTTATAGAATCCACTGTTTTTAAGTTCTGTACATTGATATTGCCCTGGCTGATAAATAACTTCTTCAATGCTGTTAGGGAAATACTCACTTTGTACCCGATTCAAAACAACGGCCCCTGCAAGATATAGCATTTCATCATCGTTGCATGTCGCTCCGCATTCGCCCATCAATAAATGTGCCATGAGCGACAACTCATATTCATCAACACTTATCTCTCCAGTTTCAACCTTATAATCAACATGTGAGTTGTAGCATTCACTTAACACTGCACTCTGCTGATTAATCTTAGCTTGCGGTTGTACCGGTCTTAGAATCAACGCTATAAGGCTAATTCCTGCCAGTGTTGCGAATATGTTAATTATCTTTTCTTTCATATCTTCTCCTACATGTTTGTATCATGTACCACTTCGGCAAGTGCTATTGGCAACAAATAGGTGTCGATGAATTCGTGTACATCAGCCAAGTATTTTCTTTTGATACTCTTGTATGTCGCCACGCACCCGAATTCGCGTTTTAACTGCTTGTATATATCAGAATATACTGAACCGCGAATACCACCGTCTTTGTACGCATTGCTGTCCTTTCCGCCAAGTACTTCAATTCCTTTCTTTCTAACATGTTTCTGCACTTCTTCAATCTCACAGCCGTAAAGCGGAGTTTCTTCTTCGATACTGGTTATCTTATCTTCAACCTTATCAACTCTCTCTGTAAGTTCTGTGTTGCCCTGTGCCAATAATCTAATCTGTTCAGATGTTGTCAAAGGCTTACTGTAACTTCCTGTCTTTCTGATTGATGGAAGGACTTCTGATGTAACCCATTCTGTAAATCTTTCTGCACTCTCTTTTCTGCTCTGAAAGATTGTCTTGTAAAGATTGCTCTCGTTAATGTATAACAGCTTTTGTTCTCCACCTTTTGTAAGGGTAGGAATACTGTTCACACCCTTTGGGTTCAACCTCTCTTTAACCTTTGACGGCTGTGTAAGTTCCAATGCCTTGCATACATCAGCCAAGCAAAACATAGGTTCATCATCTTTAGTAATGGTTCGGATTTCTCCAAACTCTGAATTGCTAAAAATCTGTAGCTCCATAAATGTACCCTTTCTTATCTGACCCAATTTTCAATCGGAATTTTTGTTGCTTCTGCAATCTTCTGTATAGTAGTTAATGTTGGTGAAGACATACTATCTCTCCAACGACCACACGTTCCATTACCAATGCTACACATTTTTTCAAATGCTGATATTGGCATTTTTCTTTCGCCGCAATATTCAGCAACCTTATCATAAAAATTTTTATTAATATCCACTTCATTTTTCTGTGCCGTGAAATTTTCATAAACCTTGTCAATTTTTGCGGCTACTGGACTGTTTTCTAACTCTACAAGTGCTCTTAAAGCTGAAATTTCCAATTCTGCTTTTTCTTTTGCAGATATGTCGCTTTTTCTTGTTTTCTCTAAATCCTCAAGTATGTAATCTTTTAATAAATTAATTTGAATTTCATTCATTGTTATTATTATCTCCTTTTTATGTTATAATTCCTTTACTAAATAAAGAAAGGTGGTGTAAATATGCTTCTAAAATTTCAAATAACTTGCACTTGTTATAGCAGATATACTGTTAACGAAGATATATCTACTAGCAAGATTGTTTGCCCTAACTGCGGTCTTGAATATCCTTACTCTGACAAAGTATTATCTATACTCAAGACTGCTAAGGAAATACCAGAGGGTAACATTACCTCTGATAAAGAATGCTGTATCAGTGTTCTTTCTCTTGGGGAAGAAATGAGTGGTTTTTAATAGATTGTTTCATATACTCTAAAAAACCAATCATTTCCGCAACTGTTAGTTTGCTATCTTTGAGTTCTGATAAAACTTTATTCTCTAATTCAGAGATAGCAGACCTTGAAGAAAAATATTTCTCCATAAATACAGCTCCCTCACAGGTTTTGCATAAGTTGTCTTTAAGACTATTAAGATAACTTTTCTCTACTTCATCAATAAAGCTTGCCATTCTTACTCCTTTCTAAAAGTTAAATATTTTGAACTTCTAAAGCAAAAAAATAATCCTGTATATCATCTTCTGATAAATCTAATAATTTAATTGCTTTTAAAATTTCAATCTGTTTCCAAGGTCGCTTGCCTGTCATTTTAAGTGATAAAGTCCTGTCTGAACATCCAAACGCCTTGGCAAAGTCCGTCTGACTTCCGTACTTTTCAATTATGCGACCTCTTAACTTACTGTAATTAAAAGCCATTCCAATTCTTCTCCTTTCTCCGTTTTTTGTTCAATGTTTTGAACTGATTGTATAATAGCATTATTAAATTAATATGTCAATAAAAAGTTCAATATTTTTTACTTTTTTAGTTTTACATCTTGAACTTTTGTTCAAATAATGGTATATTATCAATAGAAAGGAGGATAACTAAGATGAAAGAGAATACATCAGATAGGCTTAAACAGCTAATGAATGAACGGAAGTTAAAGCAAGTTGATATTTTGAATTTATCATTACCATATTGTAAGAAATACAATATCAAGATGAATAAATCTGATATTAGCCAGTATGTATCAGGCAAAGTTGAACCTAGCCAAGAAAAGCTAGTTGTCTTAGGAATGGCTTTGAACGTGTCAGAAGCGTGGCTAATGGGATTTGATGTTTCGCCAATCCGTAAGGATAATTCAAAAGAAGCTGAAAAAGATGTTGATTTACTTTGGAAGTTTTCTATGTTAGAACAAAGAGATAAAGAAACGATATTAGATATGATAGATGTTATGTTATCTCGAAAAGAAAAGAAGTAGGGTTTTACCCCCACCTCTTCAAAAAGTTTTCTATGAATGAATACAGGTACTCTAATGTACCTGTATTTTCTATTTTTTCTATTAATCCGATAATCTTTTGTTTATATTCCTCATTCTCCATATATCCCCCTTATTGCACGATATAACGCTGGTAGCGATGGTGTTATTATAGAACATTTGTTCTTGCATATCAACCTGCCCCCAGTAGATTAACAGTTTTCAGCGGTGACACTGCCAACGCCAATCAAACAGTGCCACCTAGCCGAAACTTGAAGATTCTGTCCGAACTCTCTCGGACAATTATTATTATAAATACTGATAATGTAAAAATCAACTTAAAGATATCGCAAGTTTCGACAGCATTCGACAAATTATGCATATTGTGATATGATTAGTAAAATTAAATTTAAGGGGGATTTGCCTATGAAAAAGAGAATTGTAAGTATTATGCTTGTTATGTGCTTATTAAGCCTTGTAGCGTGTCAGAATGGTGCTTCTGATAGTAATGTTGAAAGTACCAGTGAAGTCCAGACAGAACAAGAAACATTATTGTCAAGAGACAAGAGTGTATACCCTGATGATATAACTGTTGAAATGCTCAAGCGTACACCTAATAAGTATATTGATAAAGAATTCAAGTTGACAGGCAATATTGTAGCAGAATTAAAATATGATGGGGAGGTCGAAGATAAAGACGGAAATACGCATACCGGTGAAGAATCTAGTGAATATATTGCTTGCTATTATTTAGCTGTTGATGGCAATAATGATGATACTGTTGTTTTGACATATTATAGAGACGATTTTGATTATAATTTGCTTGTTGGTGATAATGTGACAATGTACGGAACGCTTCTTGAGGGTGGTATGGAATTTAAGAAAACAAACGGAACTATAACGACCATTCCTGCTGTTATGGCTGTTATGATAGATTTGAATAATTAAAATATTACCGGGAGCATTGCACTCCCGGTATTTTTATTAAGGTTAGACTAATTCACAATCGGCTACATTGACCGCTGCGAATAATTCTCCGTCATGCACAAGCACAACTCTGTCGCCACTTCTTTCTGATACTGTATACTCATCAAACCAAGCTTTGATAGGTGTACCGTCATAATCAGTATCGCCAACAAATCTCACTGTGCTACCCTCTTCAATATCTTCACTGAATGGGATATCAGTAGGTGTATCATCAGAGCTTGCACCGCCGACAAACTCAAGATTAACAATATTGACAGCGGCTGTGATTGTTGTACCGATACCTATAACAATTCTGTCTCCATCCTCTTCAATTACATCATATTCATCATAATATGTCGCAAATCTAACACCGTCATAATCAATGTTATCAAGCACTCTGACTTTCTTACCGTCGCCGCGATTTACTGTATCTGTGTTGATATCATTGTCATTGTCATAAATGCACTTAACAAGGCTGATGTTATCCTCGTCAATAGCAGCAGTAGTTACGCCGTCAACACCGATAACAACTCTTCTGCCACTGGCTGATAAGACACTGTACTCATCATAGTAAGTGCTGAATGGCTCGCCATTATCGTACTGAATAGCGTTAATAACCTTAACTGTATCACCCTTATGGTATTTAGTGTCTGGTACTGGCTCATAGTCTGGCACTGTGATTTCTTCAACGACATGGTCTGTGCAATAATCAGTGTAACAATAGTTCTGGTCTACTGTCTGTCCGTTAATCTGTGTGTCTCTAAGATAATTAACACTTCCACCGAATTGCCACATATCATAACCAACAGCAATTCTAGGTTCTGCATCTGAATACTTTGCTACCCAAACGGCATAACCAGCTTCTTTTACTCTTGAAATGTCTACATAATTGTTAATGCAGTTCTCGTATGAGTATAAGCCGACATTCTTATATCCTGCATTTCTCATTTCATCAAGGAATGCCATAATAACATCTGTAAGGTCGTTACCAGTAACCATGTCTGCTTCAACATCATAGAATACTGGATAGCAGAATGATTTACCTGCTAAAAGCTGTGCAAAATATCTAGCTTCATTTACAGCTTCATCAGCACTTAATGCGTTACCAAAGAAATAGGCTCCTTTGTGGATTCCTGCACTTTCCAACTTGTTATAGCTGTTCTCAAACTCTCTATCTTCGTATAAGCCATCATCGGCACCGCCTGCCTTGATAATGGCAAAATCTACACCCTCATTATCCTTTGCACTTTTGAAATCAAAGTCTCCCTGCCACCTTGATGTGTCAATTCCGAATAATTTACTCATAAATTTTTACCTCCTAAATTTAGAAAATGTGCATTAAAAAAGCACCCCAGTGTTTCCACTAAGGTGCTTTTTTGCGAATATTATATTGTTAATGTTATGCGGCACTGCCAACCTTACTAATTGCTCATTCCGCGACTAAACTGCAATAATATTAAATGCACCGGTTCAATTACTAAGGCAGTATCTGAAACTTAACTAAATATAAGTGAGCCTGTAATATAATCACCCTTTTGGAATTCGCTTGTAGCCCATGCTCCTTTATTACCATCTTTTGTATAATATCGAGCAAAAGCATAATGCTGGCTTGCAGAGCTATATAACAATGTTGTTCCATAGCCTATCAACTTTGCTCGAACTACACCTGTGGCATCATAAGGAGTATAATTACTTTCCAATACTTTACTAAAGCTAATACCCATATTTTCAAGAACTGTTTCTATGTCATAATATCCTGTAAAATTATTCTGTGTAGAATCTTGTGTTTCAATTTTGGAGGCATAGTATAAAATCCCTGTTTTGGTAGATTTATTATAATAGCAATAATTATAGCCATAACCTTCAAGAGTACCATCTACACTTGCAATATTTTTGCAAAAAGAGTTTTTAACGTCAATATTACTGTTTAATTGTGTAATCTCGTCACGAATATTACTAATCATGTCGTTGTTATTCTTAATTCCTGCGTCCATAATATTAAGATTTGTCGCATTCCAAGGAGTACCTTTACTTGGCGACTGTTGCCAGTTTACACGGCTGTACGAAAGAAATCCAGTTAAGCTCATAATTTGCCTCCTAAAAAATAAGAGTGCAGGCTTAAACCCACACTCTCTGATGATTTACTCTGTTATTGTATCTGCTGTATTCAGATCAACTGTTTGCTGTTCATTCTTTAACAGCTTGTTGACTTCCAATTTAAAATTCTCATAATCATTATCACATTGTGTCTGATTTGCAAGGTACAATTCCTTGTTAGTGATTGTCTGGCTGATTGTCAGTGAACCAGTTTCTGGTACAGCCGCATACATTGTCATGGCTGATTGACCATTAATCACTGATGTTCCGCTTAAGTTTGTTGTCTTTGTTATACTTAACATATTGTTTTCCTTTCTACCGCTGTGCAGATTTAATACCAATTTTTTTGTGCCCAATCCCATGTAGCGACAGCTACATCGTCAACATATATAGTTAAAACGCTTCCGCTCCAATCAAATGTTACTGGATTGCTCATAGACAAAGCAGGTCGCATATAGTTTTTAAGTGAAGGGTGATATAGCTTAACATTTAAATAGTCATTAAAAACACATTCGCTTCTACTTAATATCCAGTTCGTTCCTGAACCATCATCATTTGACATTTCAATGTAGTGTCCTTGTATCTGTAAAAATGCACCTGTACTGCTTTTCATAAGGTATTCACCACCAATAATAGTAGTGGTCATTGTAATACCTCCGTCAGTTACATTTACATTTTTAAATGTGCCTTCTAAATCAGCATCAACAGCTTTTAGCTTCTTACAGTCTATCGAACCATCTGCTGAAATAGTAGTATTAGTAGATGTAAGCGTGAACAGATTACCATTGATATTAACAGACTTATTACCACTAATATTAATTGTGCCTTTAGCTTTAAGTGTTATATCGTCTGCAATAGCTTCTATGGCAGATTTGAGTTCTCCGCTTGTCGGGTCTTTCTTGATATAAAGGTCAAGACTTGCTGTTGTAGCATAGCTTTTAAGGCTGTCAGTTGTGGCATAACTTTCAAGACTCTTCTTAGTAGCATAATTATTAGAGACTTCCAACTTGATACTATTGCTTTCCTTGGTTATCGCTTGTGTTATAGCGTTGTTCATAGCTTCTGTAGTGCTATAGCCTGTAAGAGCATTCTTTGTTACATAAGTTGTGGAAATTTCACTCTTGATACTATTGCTCTCTGCACTAACTGCCTGTGTAATAGCATTATTCATTTGTGTTGTAGTGCTATAATTGTTCTGAACATTCGTTGTAAGGGTAGATAGGTTTGTACTTATATTGTTTACATCAATTCTTAATGAAGCATTCTGATTAAGAAGATATGTTGTTTCTGTCGCACTGATTTCCACCCAATCATGCGTTCCGTCAGATTTTCTTATAAATCGCCATGCCCTTTGCTGGTCTTTCCAATATGCAATAGTCCCAACATACTTCTCATACTCATCTTCTGTATACTCCCATGTGCTATCACTAGGATATCTATCATCGCTTGGATATATCTGTATGCTCCACTCATTAGCAGGGTAGTTATCCTTAGTCGGTGCATGTGCAATCTCATATATCTTATGATTGCCATTAAGCTGATTATCAATATACTGGTATTGATTTGTAACATCAACTGTCAATCCATTTAAGTTCTGTTCAACAGTTGTCAGCTTATTAGATATGTTTGTAACTTCATCTTGGTTAGCTTTCTTCTCAACTACAGTTGTAAGACTTGATATGCTCGATGTGTTAGTGTCCGTTGTCTGTTTAATGCTATTGACAGTATTACTCAAAGTTGTAACAGTGCTACTATCAGCCTTTTTAGAAAGCGTTTCGGTCATTTTGGTTATGTTACTACTATTTTCATCTACTGTCTGCTTAACAGTATTAAATGTAGTAGTATCAACCTTATTACCCATATCAGTTTCAAGGCTGGCTGTTCGTGTTTTAAGACTTGATAATTCACTGTCTGTATTAGTTTTCCATGAACTTATTTCAACATTAAACTTCTTAATTCCTGTAATCTCACCATTGATGTTAATAATGTCCTGTAATGCTTTAGTAACATCACTATCCTTAATTAATACCCATTCATATACAGGTGCTTGTTCTGTGCCGGTATTGGCAAATCTGTAAGAATATCCGTCTGCACTCGAAGCTGGATTAACTACATAACAGATATCGCCTATATGCTTTTTTCTCGTAGCATTATCAGTCCAATTAACAGCTGGCTCATTATTAAGAGTAGGTATTTCTGTCTTGGTGAATGTCTCAATGTTTCCGTCGATTTGCCCCTGTAAATCTTCTTGTACCTTATCTAAATATTCTTTTGTTGGCACTTCCTCGGCTAATTTATCTAAAGATAAAGAACCTGTTCCGATACGCTTTCCGTTAATTGTACCTACTGTAATGTTATCTGCATTAAGATTAGTAACTGTAATCTTGCTTGCGTCAATAGTACCTGCTGTCAGCTTGTTTGCTGAAAGACTTTGTACCTTTTCGTTTGTTACTGCACCATCTTTGATAAGTGATGTTGTAACAACTTGTCCTTTGACATTCGCAAAATCAATTTGTGCGTACTTTAAATCCGCTATGTCCGCTGTTAATGAATTGGCTTTCAATTGCGTAATTTCAGCATTAGCCGCCTTAAGGCTTTCCACATTAGCATTAATGATATCTGCATATGTTGCATCTAATTTATTTGTTTTAAGGTTATCAATATCAGCATTAACAGCCTTTAAGGTTTCAATGCTTGCGTATCTGATATCAGCTTCATCAACAGATAGTTTATTGATAAGTGCTTTATTTACAAGTATCAAGTCGGCATAGTACCGTTCCATCTGCTTAGTAATAGGTCCAGAAGCAACGCTTGTATTCTCCGTGTCAGATTGACCTATAGATGTAACAGTATCTATAAGTCCGCCGTCACATTCGTGCGTAATCTGCATTATAGGCACTTTGTAATCAACGCCACCTTTGTTGACAGTTATAATGTCGCCAACTTCTAGTCGGTAGTCACCGACAAACTTAACTGTAAGCGGTCTAAATGTAAAACCACCTATCTTTTTATAGACTTCATCAAGAATTGCCTGCGTCATAAACGGATTGGCAAAACTAAGTCCTGTCGCTCCGTCACCAGAAGTAATCTGACTTTGTTCTGTAGAACCGCTTTTGGTATTATTACATGTCAGCTTCTGTATAATAAAATCTTTACTCGTTGTGAATGTAACGCCTTGCTGATAATACTTATGCCCGTCAAGTACATAGCCGCTATCCTTATACCACCTTAATTCAAGGTTGCCGTCAGAATTAATTATCGCATTACAGCCTTGTAGCATAGCCATATAGCCAATAATTTCTCTATAGGTGTAACCCTCTGGCTTATCACTAATAGTGTGTTCTGTAGCTATATTCGTTGCTAAAGATATGCCTAACTTACCGCATATCTCATTAAGAATATCCTTATCCGTGCTTGGGAATGTCATATCAGAGAAATAAGGCATATCAGCCTTGTACATTCTGTCGTATGCTTCGTAGCTTGTGTATTCTCCGTCACTTGTCTGCTTAGTAACTGTAAATATTCCCAACTTAATATAGTTAATTTCTTTGCCAACCTTAACGCCCTCAAATATTGCAATTTCCTTATTTTCAAGGCTTACTGTTGGCATATAAATAGAAAAGGCAACACTGCTTGCACAAGTGTTACCTATCGTAATTTCATTATTGGGATTTATCATGTTTTGGAACTTGAAATTGTTAAGTGCTTCGGTATGTTCTTTTTTATCAACAACATACTTGGAATAGTATCTTGCACTATTTCCCCTAACAATTTCCGTCATAGCTGTGTCTAATATCTTCATTCTACACCGCCTTTATTGATTAATTAATGACTTATCATAAACTCGATTGAGTATAATTTAGCTGGTGTAATTTCTTCGCATTTATCGAATGCGTCCATAGGAAGCATTGTCATGTCAGGCGCTTCAATCTCTTGTTCATTGATTTCCTGCAATTCTTCCTGTAACTTCTTTAAGTTCTCTGATGTAACCTGATACTGATTATCGTTGATAACTGGATTGCCGCTGTCGTCCTTATCTGCATACTTAACCTTGGTATCTTCTATGGTCTGTAGCGTTGCCTTATACAGTTCTTCCAATGCCTTAATATTGCACATAACAGCCATAGCAATTCTGCCTGTAGTCTTGTCGTGCGATATGTTGCTCAAACTCTGAAATCTGTCTATTAACTCACTTGTTTTAAGTTTCATGTGGAACTCTCCTTTATTTTTGAATTAAACTTAATTTTGCTCCGACTATTAGTCCGTCCTCATTCTTCGCCCTTGTGAGATACGGATATGTCACATCTCCTGTGTATATTGTCATTTCTTTTTGCGTACCACCTAAGAATAAGACTTGTGCCGTTGGAAATGGGTTATCTACGTCGCTTACTACATTATCAAGCAATAGTGCTTGCTCACCTGTTAATGGCGGTAATTGAAGCTCTACTTTGTCTTTAATTGTCACAATCGTGCCAACCATTTCTCCGTAGTCGTTTCTTCCTGTATTCTTAGACCATATTTTATTTCTACTGTATGTGTAGCCGTTATATGCTACTGGGAATCTAACCCCCTCAATCACAACTGCGTCAATCAATCAAACCACCCCTTTCAAGGCATTAAAAAAGGAATGCACCATTTCTGATACATTCCTTAATATTTCTATTGCATTAATTCAATTAGTGTTATATAATATCTGTGCTGCTTGTTTAAGCGGTATTGTGACTTTTGGCTGTCAGTTGTCGGGCTGGCAGCCTTTTATTTACCAAAAAATCAGCCCACATCTGTTACACACAAACCTATGCTGTGAATAAGTTCCACCTTGTTGCTTAATCTTCTCTTTCTCATTAACCAGTGTAAACGGTCTTAAAGGATTCAAATTAACAGTATATCTTGTCTTAGTTTTCTGCGGTACAGTTGTTGTAATCTGCGTGTGAGAACAATCCCAACTACTACATCTTGGACAATATACTTCAACCAATCCGTTTTCCGTCGCTCTGTACACTCCTTTAAAGTTAGGATTTAATGGGCGTTGAACTTGTGGCTGTTGCTTTTTCTTTATCCCTATTGCTTCTAGCATTTCATTTAGTTCTTTTTTTACTGACATACATATTTCCTCTACTGTAATTCTAATGTTAATTTCATAAGTTTTTTATCATCTCCCAGTGGCGTTACTTCTAAATCAACATTACTTTTATCTTCTAGTATATATATCCTTGCAACTGTAATATTTGTATCTGTCTGTAATTCTCTTGCAATATTATTGTATTCGTCAATGTCAAAACTAACTAACGGATAGTCGAGTTCTTTGCCGTTCTGAAAACATGTAACATTATAATTATATGCAAAGGCTGTGTTATCTTCTGAATTGTTTGCAAAGTCAAAATAAACAACAAGAACTTCTCTGTCATTGCTATCTGTAATTACATCATGCTTAAGATATTTAAGCGTTGTATTATCATATGTAATTGTATCTGTGTTCTGTTCTGTTGTAGCAGCTTGTTTAGTGACATTTATGCCGTCTGCATTATTATTATTTCCATTTCTGTCAATTACTACTATTAACATTAATATCGAAAATATAATTGCAAAATAAGAACCTAAATGCCTTTGTGATCTATTCCCTTTGCTTTTAGTCAAATCCACAATAGCTAATATAAGTGCTACTGGAATTGTAAAAGTAAAAAGTGCCATAACCGCTGCCACTATGCTAAGTTTACTATCTTTCTTTTTCTGTTTCTTATCTCCCATATTGCGTTACCCCTTTGCTTTTTATATATAGTAAAAGAATAACACAATTCTTTTATCTTATCAATACGGAAAGGCTGCTTGCCCTGTCATATTAGTATAGTTATTAGCTTTATCTTGTACCATTGTAAACAGCTTATCTGCGTCACCTTGTAATGTTATGTTTACATTGTTGTTAGCTTCTGACATAGCCGCTACAACTGCATTGTAAACCGCTGGATAAACTGCGTTGGCAATACCTGTTGTGATTTCCTGCTGATTGGCTACTGCTGTTCTTCCGTCCATAGTACCAACCATTTCGGGTCCAACTTCGTTTGCGACAAACAATTGTCCTTTGCCTGGGAATCCGCCGTTTGCATACCAATCAATACTGACTTTTGGCACTCTAGGCGGTGCAAGACTAAATTCTCCGTCAATCTTAAAGTGTGGTGTATCAATGTGTGGAAATTCAAGTCCTAAATCATTCCACCACTGCTTAAAGCTGTTCCAAGCGTTCTGTATCTTAGTTTTAAAATCTTCGATAGCCACAGAAATGCGTTGGAGTGCTGGTTTGCTATCCCACCAATCTACAACATCATCCCACTTCCCTTGAATACCTTTTTTAATTCCGTCAGCTAAGTTTTCCCATTTTTCCTTAGTAAACCACGGTTTCACATCATTGCTCCACCAAGAAACAATTGCAAGACTGTTCCACCAACCAACGATTGAATCCCATTTTTCTTGTATTCCTAATTTCATTCCGTCAACAGCGTCAACCCATGTATCTTTTTCAAACCACGGTGCAACATTATTATTCCACCAGCTAACAATAGCTGTATTGCTCCACCAATCTGAAAAACTGTTCCATTTTTCACTTAAAGATGTTTTTATATTGTCTCCCAGTTCTCCCCATTTTTCCTTAGTAAACCACGGTGCAACACTTACAGTCCACCAATTTGCTATATCATCTTTATGCCCGAATGTGATAGTTTCTATCACTCCGTCAATAAAGCTAGGTAAATCTTCAAATGGTGCTTTTATAAGATATGCTAATTGGTCGAACATTGACATATCTATTTTCTCACCTGTTAATTTTTCATTGAGCCAATTGCCTAAATTAAATCCAGCAATAGCAGCTACTATTCCACCTACTATTCCAGCACCTATAGTTAAGCCTATTTCTGTTGCTGTTCCTGCTCCTATAATAGTGCCTATATCTGTTGTAAGTAATCCACCTATTCCTGATATTATACTACCTGTTCCGAATGATTTTAAAGCACCTTTAATACTTGTCCCTATTACTGTAACAAGTTTCTTTTTCAAAACACTTCCTAAGCCTGTAAATTTTAATGCTGCTATAGCCGTTATTAAGGTTGTTTCGATTGGTGCTGCCGTAAATGAACCACTCCATAATTCGATAGCTGCTTTAATGGCTTGCCATAACACATTGCCAAGGCTTGAAAATATTTCAAGCCAATTAAGTCCGGCTAAATACTCTCCTATATTATGTCCAATTGTATACCAAGGAACATCATCTATAGCCTTTGCAAACCAATTAAAAATTCCTGCCACAAGGTTAGATGTATCTTGTCCTGCTGCATAGAAATCCCCGATTGCAAAATCTTTAAATATCTTCCTAACAGGTTCAAGTGCTTTCTCTATCTTATCAGCCCAAGCAACTGCCGAATTTTCCATATTGGCAAATGCTTTATTCCACGCCGCTTCATATTCTGCCGCCGCCTTAGTAATATCGTCTGTTAAATCAATAGTGCTACCACCGCCGCCACTTGAGCCTTTGCTTGAGCTTGTATCGTCCTGTAATTTATTTATTTCATCAAATCCCATAAGGGATAATGTAGCTTTCTTAGCTGAATCAGCTACATCTTGGTAGCCGTCTGAAATATCTTCCAAGCCGTCTGATGTGTCTTTATATCCGCTTTGTCCAAAGCTCTCAAAGTCAATCTTTACCCCCATTAAAGAAGCAAGGTTGACTAATAATCTTTTGATTGCAATAGTTACTCCGTTTACTATCGGCATAACTTTTGAAAGAATTGGGATAAATAGCTGTCCTGCTACCATTCCTACTTCTTTCATATTGTTACTGAACTGGCGTAACATATTACTTGGGGAGTTGATTGTCAAATTTGTTATCGTATAGGCTCTTTATCCTATACTTCTTATGGTTTCCTATAAGTTCAGAGTACATTATCACCCACATCATTATGTTTGGTTTGGTGGTAGCCACTTCCACCTCATACTGCCCTATATGCAGTAGTGTCGGACACTCTTGGGAATATTATATTTATTCAATTCCTACTCGTTACGATACTCAATAGCCTATTCGCAATCTATTGAGTTATCTCGGTATTAGCATAGTTGAAAACTTTAGCCTTCACCGATTTTGCCCGATTGTCATAAGACATTTCTATTCTTATGCAACACTTGGAAGATAAGTTATATCAGCTTTCTTCCGTCTATTAGCTAAATCACCCCAAGATACCTTACTTTGGTCTAATATCGCCAACACTCTTAACTGCTGTTTTTCCATCTGTGTCATTTCTGATACAGACTTAGAAATACCTAAGTTATAAGCATATGTCGCTAATGTAGCATTGGTAATATCAATACCATATTTATACAATGCCCTTGATTGACCGATTAAGCCGCTTTGTAAGTTCTGTGCTACTGTTGAATAGTCCACATTAAAAAGTGAGCTTATATCGCCTGCAAGCATTGTCATTGACTTTGTTATTGCCGTTGTCGCTTCGCCTGTCTGTCCTAATGAGTTAGTGACAGAAGCTAACTGCGAAGCGTACTGTGTTATCTCTTGTATGTTAAGTCCTAAGTTCTTTACTCCGCTTTCTTCAAGCAAGCCACCTTGAACATTAACTTTTAAACCAGACAGCTTTCCGAGAGTATCGTTTACTCTGCTTTGGAAGCTCTCTGCATATGCTGTTGCGTTATCATATCCGTACTTTTCGTAATCTTTATCCCACTCCGAGCCAATCTTACCAAACGCAACCGCTTGATAGTTGAACGCTTCAATGTAATCTGTTGTTGATTTGATTGCTTCTATAAGTTTCTTACTGCCACGAATTACCATAAAATAAGTGGCATAAAACTTACCTATTGCACTTGCCAAGCTCCAACTACTTCTAGTTGCTGTTCTAGCACTTGTAGAAAAGCCATACAGCGTTTTTTGAAGTGAGTTTGAAGAAGTACCCACCTTGCTACCTTGACTAGCAAGATTAGCCAATGCGTTAGTCATTTGAATAACATTCTGGCTTACTGTTGGCGCTCTTGATAGCGTTGTCATTAAGCCATTTAAAGCATTGCCTAGCTTTGGAATGTTTACAACGGCATTTTCTATACTCTTACTGCCTAGCTTACCAAGTGACTTTGCAAATTCTGTGACCTGTGTTGCATTTTGCGGAATAGCTGATATGCTTGCAACTGCCTTTGTGACAGCTTGAAGTGATGTAGCTGTGTTAGTTAGCGCAACTGAATCAACAGAACCTATCTTTGTGATATTCTTAGCAAGCCTTGTAAAATCTGCTGTTCCTGCGTTCATATTCTGCATAGCAGAACCTAACTGGCTAACACCACTCGCAAGGCTACTTAGTGAAGAGCCATTCACAGTTGCAAGTGATGTTGACAGCCTTGTAAGCTGATTTATCAGTTTATCGACGGAATTGATAGCTTTCGTGGCAGTACCGGTAATTTTGACTTCTAATGAATCTAATTCCACGCTTTAACCCCCTTTATAGGATTGTTGGCGGTAGTCCTCTCTTTTCAGCTCGTGCCGCCCATTTCTGTTCATTGAGTAACATTCGCTGTAACTCTTTATCGTAGGTATCTTCTTCGCTTTCTTCCGTTTTTTCTGATAAAATAGCCTGCTTCGGATATTCAATGTGTGTATCTTTACTAAATGCCGCACCAATGCCGCAAGAAATAGCCGGTATTGCATAGACAAAAAACCAGTTATACATTTCTGCATCTCGATTTTGTCTATCAATCTTTTTGCCTTTTGCGTATAGTAATAATTTTGTAGGTGTCATTCTTAGAAAGTCTGAATAACTAACGCCTAGTGAACTGGCTAAGACAAAGTATTCTTCCCAGATTATTTTGTGGAAGTCTGCTTTTTCTTGTGGTCCTGTGGAACTACTGTCGGCTTCTTCTGTTCCTGTGTCGCTTCTTCCACATTGTTCGCCATTTCCTCTAACATCGTTGTTATCCCTGACAGCTCGAAAAAACCATCATCTTCCATTGCTTTCTTGATTTCTTCAAACAACGTTCTATATCCGTAACTCTTATCTGTCTTTCTTTTCTCTGTAATATATGCCCTAGTGAGTTCCTTTGCTTCATCCATAGTTACTGGGTTATTGTCAATACAGCCTGCATAAATGGCGGTAATGCAAATCTCTGGCACATCTGCTGTCATATTTGCTAATCCATCAAAGGAAGCCTGTGCAACGCTTTTATCTGTCTGTGCAAGTAAGTAAGAACCATTAACGACAGAAAACATTTTCTGCACTATTTCTTTGTGCTCTGCCGCACCAAAAGAGAACTCAACTTTGTATTCTTTTCCGTTTACATTAATATTCATCATATTTTCCCTTTCCCCCTATGCTTTAACATAGGAAAGGGGCAGTCCGTAGACCGCCCTTTCAATCAATTGTTATTCTGTTACATCATCAAGATATGATGCGTAGTCGGCTGTTTTGGCGTTTGTGCCACCAATCGACACAGCCTTTGATTTAGTCGATTGGCTTATCATTCCCCCACCTTTGTTACTGTGAATGTGCCACCAGTGCCTTCAACAACTTGAAGCTTGTCTGTGCATTCGATAGGTGAAGTGTTAGGAACTGCTGTTACTGTCATTTCAAGTACTGAATCAGTACCAGAAACATCATTAGGTGTTGCTGTTACCTGTCCGACAAATGCGTACTTAGCAACCGCACCTAATCCGTCAGAGCCATATAACTGAATAATATCTAACTGCTTGCCCTCTGCTTTGATTAAGTCCTGCAAATAAGCCTTTTCAAGGTTGCCTGTGTAAGTCTTAGCGTCAGATGTTTTGATACCCATTAAGAATGTCTGTGAATCATCTTCAAATGTTGTACTTTCAACTGTGTTAGGTGCTGATACTGGTGCTGAAATTGACTTAGCCGCAACCATTAACTTATATGAGCCTGCAAAACCATCTTCGCTATGCTCCTTGTAGATAACTCTAGCTTTATAACTTGTACTTGCCATTGCCTTGTCTACCTCCTAAAAATTTGCAAAAAAATAAGAGCATTCCTGCTCTTTGTTACATTAATCTGTCATTTGCCGCTATCATTCTTCTGAATCTAGCGGTACTCTTATGTACTTTATTGCTGATTGAGAACTCTGGCATTGCATTGCCTTGAAATCTCATTGTCTTGAATGTATCTGTAATTACTGCCATAACCTTGCGACAATCAGATTTGCTTGTGTTAGTGGTGACATCTACTTGAAATGTCGCTAACAATGCGTTAATTGTCTGTCCGTCAAGCGTTTGTCCTTGTTCTACTGCTGGCAGTAAATGAATGTATACTGTTGGGAATACTGCTTGACCGCTGTTTTCCCCCTCGTTGGTTATGGCTATCTTTGGGTATGTTTTCTTTAATTGCGTTAGGGTTTTAGCCTTGACAAGTGCTGTGACTGTGTTTTCAAGGTCTATCGCCCAATCGTTTGCGTTTGCCATTAACTAAACACCTCTCTTGCTATCTGCTTATACTGATTAATAATCTCCATTGTAGCATTGTACATAGGCATTGTAGCTTTAACGCCGTGTGTGTAGTGCCATTGATTATCATTGCTTAAATAGTACCAGCCATCTTCAAATGCGTGTATCTGCCCTGGGTATGTTCCTACACCCAAGCCAAAATCATTAGCTTTCGGATTCTCGTTGCCGCTGTTGTAATAAATGCCTGCGCCAAATTCAATCACTAGCAGTGTGTAAAATGGCTCTCTATCTTCTACCTCAACAGTTTTACCGGTAGCAATTAAAATAGCTTGGTAGCCATCTTGAATAGGCTTTCTATCAACTCTCAATGTTACTGTCCTACCTAATGGACTTTCATTAACGCTCACGATTGCCGCTTTGTCTCCTAATTCTGCTAATCGTTCAACAAGCAATCCGCATTTATACTGCAAACTCTGCTTATACTGTTGTAGCTGTCTGATAGCTTCATTTACGGACTTTTCAGATAATGATATATTAATTGTATGTCTTGCCATAAACGCGCTCCTTAACTGCTTGCAAAATAGTTTGTCTTATGCTTTCATTTATTGGCTCTTGCGTAGATGGAACTGTCTTTCCTTTAAAGATAGAACCGACTAGCTGTTCATTGTCTGTTTGTATAAATAAAGAACCATTTTCAGGAAAGCCGTCTGTCTGATACTTCATATCTTTCACCTACTTTACAACTGCTTTAAGCATATATTTAGTTGAGTACAATGCCGGCTTAATGCCTACAATCGTGAAATCTGCTGATGTTTCATCAACAAGACTGTCAGATGTGTATGTAGGCTTGCTATCAAGCCATATAAGGTCGCCTTTTTGAATAGGTAGTGTATTCCTATCTGTCAGCAAAATAGCGTCAAAATCAGCGGTATCAAAGCCATATTCTTTACTCTGTGCTTCTCCACCACTGAATGATATGTTTGCTTTGAAATCGACCGGCTCTGAAAAACCTGTTTTTTCTTCAAGAACTTTAGGTATCTTATTTCCCTCATCATCAAGATAAGGAATGAAGTTGCCCTCTGTGTCGGTATATCCCTCATAAAGGATATTGCCGTCATCATCTCTTTCATAGATAGTTACTGTCTGTCCTTGAAGCGAATACTTCATAGCCTGCTTATTAATGTCAAGCATATTACTTCACATCCTTGCCAAATCGCTTCCATAGTTCAGACAGCTTCTCCCAACCGTACATCGCTACAAAAGCAACAACAAATCCTGCCATAATCGCCGCAAGAATCATGTACCACAGTATTGTCATCTGAATATACTGCATATAAGCAACAAATGCCGCTACAGTAATACCAATTGATAAGACAAATACCACAATATCTGTAGGTACCTTATTGAATACTCCAATACCCTTGATTACCTGTGTAATTACAGATACCATAAAGGCTAATGCCCCGACAATCGCTAATATGATTGTCATATTTGCAATCAATGTCTGCATAATCTCCATTCTGCTATACCTCCTTATCTTCATTAAGTCGTGCTTCCAATCCGTCTATTCGGTGGTGTGCTGACTTTACACTTTCCTCAACTTTAATAATCCTGTTATCGTGAGAATTAAGTTCTTTTCTCATTTCTATAACTTCATTTTTTATCTCTGTTGTGTTGCCTGATATCGTGTCAAGTTTCATATTTATGCGTGTATTTTCCTTTACACGCTCCGTAAGTTCTGCATTGTCAGACTTTTTGTTGTTCTTAAGATTAAATCCCAACGTAAACAGTCCGAAAAAGACGGAAAAAGCAACTGAAATAATGCTTATAATTACTGCTATTGGCATTGATATACCGCCTTTCATAATTAATAATGGCACACCGCCCACCGCCCTTAATGTGTGCCGCCTGCTACCGCATTGCCGACATCAGCAAAATGGTAACGCACAATCTTCTATAAAACCTTAGCAAAAGGAAATACCCCAACAAATAAGCTGTCTCTATCTCTCCAAGTTCTGTTGACACCGCCCTCATTCATACTCGCCATGTAGTTCTCACCAGCTTGTGAATGGTCGTAGACAGCCAGATTAACGATAACACTCTCAAACTTCTTTAAGTCCTCGGTTATCATTTCGTCTGTGTAGCTGTCAGGGTAATTTCTTCTTGCTTTTACATCTTCTGTAGCTTGTTTAATAAGCTGTTCGATTATCGGATCATCTTCTTTGTTATCGAACACTACCACATCAGATGTTGTTTCATCATCATTTGTGACTGTATCAATATGAAATTGTTTAAGTCTGATTTTAACTTGTTCTAATGTAGTGTATTCCATAATTTAGCTCCTATAATCCTAATTTCTCAATTAACAGCTTCTTTAACTCTGCTCCTGTAAGTTCTTCTGCGTTTCCTATACCTTGTTCTGCAGCAAAAGCCTGCAAATCAGATGTAGACATGCGATTAATAGTTGTCTTGCTATAACCTAAAAAAGCCCCCTCTTCAGGAACCTCTTCGCCTGCGTTATACCATTTTCCGTTATGAATCACTATATATGGATATTTCATAGTTTTTGTCATTCCTTTCGCTTCGCTCAAGGCACAAACAAGTTATGAAAAATGTTGT